TTCCGCAAAGATCGGTTCGTCCGGGGATTCCGCAAAGATCGGTTCGTCCGGGAATTCCGCAAAGATCGGTTCGTCCGGGGATTCCGCAAAGATCGGTTCGTCCGGGAATTCCGCAAAGATCGGTTCGTCCGGGTATTCCGCACAGATCAACAGCACGGGCGAAGATTCTGTCATCTGTTGCGCTGGTGTTGATTCTATCGTCAAGGCGAAAGTGGGAAGCTGGATTACCCTTTCCGAATGGGAATGGAGCAGAGAAAAAGACCGTTATGTTCCCGTATGCGTAAAGACTGAATTCGTGGACGGGGAACGGATTAAGGCCGACACCTGGTACAAAATGGAGAACGGCGAATTTGTGGAGATAAACAATGAGTAAATACCACAGCAGAAAAGTTATCAAAGATGGCATGACTTTTGATTCTGTTAAGGAATATCGGCGGTGGTGCGAACTGTCCTTGCTTGAAAGAGCGGGACAGATTCACACCCTGAAACGGCAAGTGAAATTTGAACTGATTCCCACACAACGGATCAACGGCAAGGTGGTGGAGCGTGCTTGCAACTATATTGCAGACTTCACCTATCATCTGCCGGACGGAACCTATGTTGTAGAAGACACCAAAGGTGTAAAAACAAAGGAATATATCATCAAGCGGAAATTACTATTGCAAGTTTATGGGATTCGGATCCGGGAGATTTGATATGTCGCATCTAATCGATTTAACTGGACAGCGGTTCGGAAGGCTGATTGTCAAAGAAAAGGCCACACGCACAAAGGGCTGCACAAATGCGGTTTGGCTGTGTATATGCGATTGTGGAAAAGAAGTTGTGGTTCGAAGTACAACACTGCGAAAAGGCGAAGCAACCAGTTGCGGGTGCTTCCGTGCGGAAACACTGACGAAGAAAATGACCACGCACGGCCAAAGCACAACAAGGCTTGCACACATCTGGTATCAGATGAAAGCAAGGTGCAATTGCACAACCAATCCGGCTTTCAAGGAATATGGTGGGCGTGGCATCGCAGTTTGTGAAGAATGGATGGCAAGCTTTGAGGCGTTCCGGGACTGGGCTTTGGCGAACGGATATTCTGATGATTTATCCATTGATCGCATCGACAATGACAAGGGCTATGAACCTGACAATTGCCGATGGGCAACAGCCAGGGAGCAAGCAAACAACAGAAGAAATAGGCGGTGGCATAAAAAACCACAGGAAGTATGAAAGGAAAAAACAATGATTAAAGACAGCGGTGAACGCACTGCGTTTGACACGGGTGCGGTTCGTGATATGCATGAAGGAAAAGGGGACATGGCTTCCGTCCCGTGGGAAGCTATCTTGCGGCTATCTAAACACTACGAAGCTGGTGCAAAAAAATATCAGCGTTGGAATTATCGCAAGGGCATCCCAGTTTCTTCTTTCGTTGATTCGGCTTGCAGACACCTGGCGAAATATCAGTGTGGCTGTGATGATGAAGATCATTTGGCGGCGGCAGCGTTCAACATACTGGGTGCAATGCTGATGGAAAACACAATGCCAGAAATGATTGATTTGCCAAACAGAGAGGGGCGAAATACTTTTGGATATTTCTAATCAGTCGTACACAAAAAGACAACCTGGGGACATTGTGAATGGTGCTGAACTGATAGAACGTGTGAATCACCGTCTTTGGAAAATGCGCTGTTCTTGTGGCAATGAATTTGTGTCACAACCATCTTCGACAAGCGGAAGATGCCGGGAGTGTGGATATAAAGCACTGAGCGCAATGCGTGAAATTCACGGCGAATCACCAAAGTCAGGAAAACGAAACGCAACCAGGCTTTATCGCATTTGGGCTGGGATGCGGAACAGATGTAACAATCCACAGAACAAGTGTTTTGCCGATTACGGTGGACGGGGCATAACGGTTTGCGATTCATGGAGTGATTATGAAGTATTCAAGGCATGGGCAATGGGAAATGGTTACACAGAAGAATTGACCATTGACAGAATCGACAATGATGGAAATTACTGCCCGGAAACTTGCAGATTGGCAACCATGCTGGAACAGAGCCAAAATAAACGAAAAAAGGGAGTTGAAGCGCATGATTAAAATTGAAAACACTTCGGTGGTTGGATGGGAAGCGGCCATCCGGGGAATGCGGAATCCCATGAATTCCTGGGACAAAAGTGACAGTGCTTTAACAGTTATGAATCCTGGTGATGTCGAATTTGGATATGAACCAATGTGCGAATACATCATAGGCCCGAACGATCTGGATTTGATGAAGCGTCTGCGGAATGCCGGGATGGATCACCGCAAGTTCATGCGGATGATTATTGTCACAGTTGACCTGACTGCCCCGCTTTACTGGTGGAAGGAATTCGACACTTACAAGGTCGGCACTGTGGCCAATTCCTGTTCCACCATGCACAAGATTCATGCAAAGGAATTCACACTGGAAGACTTCAGTCATGACCAAATGTTTGAAACTGCAAATGGCTGGATTGATGCAGAGGATGGCACAAAATATCTTTCTCCCGTGACGTTCCTGGAAGGCATTGTGTTCCAGATGAATATGTATCGTGAAAAATACATTGCCACCAAGGACAAAAAATGGTGGGATCAGATGATTCAGCTTTTGCCAACTTCCTACAACCAGAAGCGGACGATTCTGCTGAACTATGAAGTCCTGGCCAACATCTACAAGAGCCGCAGAAACCATCGGCTTGACGAATGGCATGATTTGTGCCACTGGATTGAAACACTTCCTTATTCTGAATTGATCACTGGAAAGGGTGATGGAATTGACTGAATTGGTAAACACATCAAAGCTTGTCAAAGCCATTCTGGAAACGGACAAGCAAGCAAGAAACAGTGACAGTTATCTGTATCACAAAGTGTTGGAATATGTAGCACGAAGCAAAAATATTGACACAAGGGCCATCAATGTGCATGACTTCTGGATCCACTGGTATCAGTTCTTTCCGAACACGGAAACTGTGCGGCGAACCCGTCAGAAAATTCAGCAGGAATTCCCGGAACTGGCTGCATCCGACAAGGTCGGAGCCATGCGCAAGGAAAATGAAGTGGCTTTCAAATCCTTTGCAATTGGGGGTGTAGACCGTGCGAATTGGTGACAAGATCAGATTCATCCCGGATTTGCACCATGGCTGGAACCATGACAATAAAGTCTTCACCGGGGAAGTAGTATACATAAACGAACGCCACCATTGGTTCACGTTGGAATACACGGAACGTGGGAACAAACTGCGTGAATCATATAAGTTCTATAGGGGAATTGAGCGGGAAAACCGCTACAGCAATGGTGTCAAAACGGCACTGCAAACACCTGATAAGTTCCATGCTGTTCCCGGTGTAGCAATCTTTTGACGGGCGGTGTGACGGATGGCAGACGTAAAGTGGATCAAGCTGACAACTGATATGTTTGACAATCGGAAGATTAAGCATCTTCGTAGATTGCCAGAAGGAAACAACATTGTTTTGATCTGGGTGATGCTTCTGACCATGGCTGGACGTTGTAATGCAAACGGGATGATTTTCTTGACTGAGAACATCCCGTATACAACGAAGATGCTGGCAGATGAACTGGACTTTGAAGAAAACACAGTCAAACTTGCCCTGGAAGCACTGAAGCAGCTGAACATGGTGGTCACTGACAGTGGACACTTCACCATTGCCGGATGGGAAGAATATCAGAACATTGAAGGCATGGAGAAAATCAGGGAGCAGAACCGAATCAGAAAGCAACGGCAAAGGGAAAAGCAAAAGGCACTTCCAGAACCAAGTCACGGGACTTCACGTGACAGTCACGCAACAGATATAGAAGAAGAAAAAGAATTAGATAAAGATAAGAAAAAGAAGAAAGAACAGAAGACATATTCTGATGTTCCTGAACTGAACCAGGCAATCTTATCTTTCATTGAATTCCGAAAAAGCATTAAAAAGCCCATGACGGATCATGCTGTTGGGCTACTGTTCAAGAAGCTGAATGACATGACCACATCCATTGATGAACAGATTGAAATTATCAATCAGTCCATTGTGAATGGATGGCAAGGTGTCTTCCCTTTGAAGGAACAGAAAACACAGCAGATCAGACCAGTTTATCACAAGCAAACAAAAGCGGAAGAATTAGAAGATTTTTACCGAATGTGTAACGAATGGAGCGAATCATAATGACGAAAAACGAATTTGGCGTTTTTGCATCAGCGTTACGGACGTTCTATCCCAAAGAACAGATTCTGCCGAACAAGGAAGCTATGGCGTTATGGTATAGGGAATTGGAAGACATCCCGTACCAGGTAGCTGAAGCAGCTTTGCGTAAATGGGTGGCCACAAATAAGTGGTCACCGAGCATCGCAGAAATCCGGGAAATGACCGTCAACGTGACGCATGGTGAAGCCCTGACATGGGGTGAATCCTGGGAAATGGCAGTGGCAGCAATCAGAAGATTTGGGTCATATAGACCCAAAGAAGCCCTTGAAAGCCTGGATCCACTGACCAGGAAGTGCGTGGAAAGTCTTGGATATAGGGAACTTTGTATCTCTGAAAATCCTATGGCTGACCGGGCTAATTATCGAATGGTATTTGAAACATATGCAAAACGGCAGCAGACAGAACAGCAGCTTGCCTTGCCGTTGCAGGAAGCAATTAAACAGATTCAGGTGCAGTCTGGTGATGGACTGCTTCGGATAGGGGGTGCCAGCGATGGTTAAAATGTTGCAGTGCAAGTGTGGCGAAAAAGCGAATGTCATCATTGATGGGGATGGATTCATGGTGACAGTTCTAATCAGATGTAAGTGTGGCAAACGGCTTGTGAAGTGGTTTGTGGATGACGGGAAGATAGTAACGAAAGCAAAAGGCGTAGCCATGGCAGTCCAGGAATGGAACAGCGGAAAGGCGGTTAATGATGTTTAGAAAAATGGAAGAATCAAAGGATTATCCGTGCAACAACTGCAAGAAGGGATTCCAAAAAGGAAATGTGGAATGCAAGTGGTGCAAGGAATGGCAGGATTGCTTCCGTGCAGAATGGTCAAAGATGCGGTTGGATTATAGCAAAATGTTGCGGGGTGAAAAAATTGAGTAGTGCAAAAGATTATCTGCGTCAGGTGAAACTGCTTGACGTACAAATTGACAGCAGACTGCGTGATTTGTATCACCTGAAAGACATGGTATACAAGATTACGGCAACGCTGTCCCCGGTTCCTTCCCATGGATCCGGTAGCCTGGACAAGCTTGGTGATTCTGTCGCAAAGATTGTTGACCTTCAGGACGAAATCAACCGGGATGTTGATAGATTCGTAGACTTGAAGAAAGACATCATGGCATTGACAGAAAGGCTGACAGATGCAGACCAGGTCAGTGTGATTCACAAGCGTTATTTTGAATATAAGCACTGGGAAGAAATTGCTTGTGAAATGCATATGTCTTATCGAAATGTGTGCTATATCCACGGCAAAGCACTGCTGGCCGTGACGGAACTGATGAAAGGAAAAGAAGATGGACAATCATAATGCTTGTGAAGCGGCATGGCTGAACGGCTACAAAGCTGGCCGGGAAGGTGTGGAAAAGAAAGGCCCCATTGATGTGGCTATTGTGGTACGGTGTAAGGATTGCAAATGGACGAACGGGAAAGAAAGCATTTTTGCACCGGGGTTCATGTCCTGTTCCAGGGTAAAGAAGAATCAGATTGCGTATGTCAAGCCGGATGATTTTTGTTCTTACGGAGAAAGGAAAAACAATGGGCAAAAGTGACACTAAGATCCGTCTTCTGGCTGTGTATCATATCCTGACCAAGCGTGGAAGGGCAACAATGCAGCAGATCATGGATGATTTGGATTTGCAGTATGACATCCAATGTGACAGAAAAGCGGTGTACAGTGACATAAGGGCAATTGACCGCTTCCGTCCAATTGCATTCGAAGGTCAAGAAGGCGGCTATGCGTATAGCATCCAGAGAAATTAAGTGCGGATTTTCACACTTTTTCATACAATTTCATACACAAAGCGTGATATTATTATAATGCCAAATTCAGATATGAATCCTCTATGCATGGGGCTGACAGGTTATCTCCTTTTCCTGTCGGCCTCTTTTTATGCCCAAAAGAAAGAAGGTGATGATTGTGGCAGAACTGAGGTCAAAGAAGCAGGAAGAATTTGTTCAGAAGGTTGTCCAAGGGATGCCGCAAAGACAGGCTTTCCGTTCGGTGTATAAAAACAACATGACAGATGAACAGGTTGATGCAGAAGCATCTGCAATGATAAATGGCACAGGAAAATACGCAAAGAACCCAAAGATTCACCAAAGGTTTTTAGAATTAAATGCCGCAGCACAGGAACAGGCAGAAGGGAACGCCATAGCAAATGCAGAAGAAGTGCTTGCGTATCTAACTGCTGTTCTGCGTGGCGAATCCAGATCATCCATTGTGGTGGTTGAAAGCGTTGGCGATTTCAAGAGCGAAGCCAAAGAAATGCAGAAAGCACCTGATGAAAAAGAACGGCTGAAGGCAGCGGAACTGCTTGGCAAACGGTATGGCCTTTACACAGACAAGGTGAATGTTGATGGTGTCATTCCTGTTGTGATTGCGGGTGATGATGGCCTTGAAGACTAAAGAACCAATCAGGATCAATCTTCCTGATATCGTTGGCAAGGGCTATGGATCATTCTGGCGGTATAAAGGCCGTTACAGAGTGTGCAAGGGAAGCCGTGCTTCCAAGAAGTCCAAGACCACTGCGTTGTGGTTCGTTGTCAACATGATGAAATATCCCCAGGCAAACACACTGGTTGTCAGAAAGACATTCAGAACGCTGAAGGATAGCTGTTTCACAGAATTGAAATGGGCTGTGCATCGGCTGAAGGTTGATGCCTGGTGGGAGTTTAAAGAAAGCCCACTGGAAGCCACATACAAGCCAACAGGACAAAAGATATATTTCCGTGGGTTAGATGACCCGCTGAAGGTAACGTCCATTACGGTTGACGTGGGTGTTCTGTGTTGGGCGTGGCTGGAAGAAGCCTATGAAGTCATGAAGGAAGATGACTTCAACATCCTGGACGAATCCATCCGTGGTGGCATCCCGGAAGGTTCTGGCCTGTTCAAGCAGTGGACAATCACATTCAACCCATGGAATGAACACCATTGGCTGAAGAAGCGTTTCTTCGACAATCCAGATGATGAAACACTGGCACTGACCACCACCTATATGTGCAATGAATGGCTGGATGAAGCGGACATCAAGGTCTTTGAAGACATGAAGAAGCGGAATCCAAGACGTTATGCGGTTGCCGGGTTGGGCGGCTGGGGCATCGTGGATGGCCTGGTATATGAGAACTGGAAAGAAGAACGCTTTGACATTGACGAAGTAAGAAGCAGACCGGGCATCATATCAGCCTTTGGTCTTGACTTCGGTTATACGAACGATCCATCAACGCTGTTTTGCGGTCTGTTAGATCAGAAAGCAAAGCAGCTTTTTGTGTTCGATGAGATGTACGAAAAAGGGCTGTCCAATAAGAAGATTGCCGACAACATCAAGAACATGGGCTATGGCAAGGAACGCATCACAGCGGATTCAGCCGAACCCAAGTCCATTGATGAACTGAAAAGCCTGGGACTGCGTGTCAAAGGTGCGGCAAAGGGCAAGGACAGCATCAAGAACGGCATCCAGTGGATTCAGGATCTGGAAATCATAATCCATCCCAGTTGTGTAAACTTTATCACGGAAATAAGCAATTACACCTGGGATCAGGACAAGTTTGGAAACAAGCTGAACGTGCCGATTGATGACTTTAACCATTTGATGGACGCAATGCGCTATGCCCTGGAAAAGTACATCACAGGCAGCAAATGGATGGCCTAATAATTTGATAAAAAGCAGTATGCACAGCGTCAGCACCATGCACGTTGTTTTTTGGCATGGCTATTTTTCTTGCGTGACATGGTGTCAAATACTACACCTCCTTGGGGCGGCAGTCATTCGGACACCGCCTATGACGCTTGCATCACTGCTTATTTTTATAAACAACAAGCAATATGCAAAGTGATTTGCAAAGAAAAAAGCAAATAAGCAAACGGCCATTTAGCTTATTTGTCTTTAAGCAAACCAATACTGAAAGGAAAAAGCGTATGTTATACGGCGAAAAAATGGAAGAAATTTTGCAGAAATGCAATGTTGATTGCGACAATTTGCCTGACAAGCTGTTCAGCACGAAATTGAACGCCATCTGCGATGCGGTTGGATCCGGCGGTAGTTCTTCCAGTGGCGGTTCTGGCAGTGGTCAGGGCGGCAGCGGTGCGGAGGGCTTCCCCATTGGTGACGGCAACACGCATATTTGGGTCAGCTTGTCTGAAGGCGTAACGTCTCCCGTGATGGGCGTATGTGTAAACGGGACTGCAACTGTTGACTGGGGAGATGGCACGGAACCTGATGTACTGACGGGGACAGATGTATCGTCCCCAAAATATACACCGAGGCATGAATATGCAGAACCCGGTGATTATATTATCACCTTGACCTGTGATGGCGAACTTGGTTTTTATGGAAACTCAACCTCGAATCTGGGACCTTCTATTTTGAGGTATGCCAGTGGTAGCGATATAAGAAATAAGAATTATCAGAACTCCGTAACTTGCGTTGAAATTGGCAATAGCGTTTCCACAATAGCAAAGAATTCGTTCAGGAGCTGCATTGGGATAAAAAAAATAGCTATTTCCGACAATGTAACAAGCATAGGCAACTATGCGTTCTACGCCACTTCAATTTCACAGGCGGTCATCCAAGACGGTGTAACCGCCATCGGAAGTGGTTCATTCATGTACTGTGGAAATCTTAGAAAGGTGGTTATACCGAATGGGGTAACTATTATCGGGCAGGAAGTTTTTTCTAAATGTTGTGTTTTGGAGAACATAGTTATCCCTGACGGAGTAACAACCATTGGGAATTATGCGTTCTCAGATTGTGCGTCTTTATCGTATGCTGTGATTCCCTCAAGTGTAACAACTATTTCTTCATATACGTTTGAAGGTTGTATTAGTGCTAAGTATTATGATTTTAGCCAACATACAGTGGTTCCTACTTTATCAAATACAAATGCGTTCAATAAAATTCCGTCCGACTGCGAAATCCGAGTCCCCGCTTCTCTTGTCGATGAATGGAAAGCTGCGACAAACTGGTCCGATCTTGCTGACTATATCGTGGGGGTGTAATTATGGCAATCATTACTGAATATTTCAGAACGAGAACTGATGGCGTTATCCTGAATCGCACCTATTCCGACATCGGCATGATGATTGAGCGTGACGGTGTTCGTTACGGTGAGGCGGTTGACCCTGCGGAGCTGGGAAGACAGTATACTGAAACGGATGAACCCATTGAAGTTGTGGATGAAGCAACTGACACTGACTACCAGAACGCATTGCGTGAAATGGGGGTTGAAGTATGACCAGACAGGAACTTGAAACCGCTGTTGTAAATGCCAAAGATGAAACCCGGAACGCATTGCAGACTGTGTATGATTCTTTGAATCAGGGTCAACAGAAAAAAGCTTGTTAAAAATGAAGCTGTCAAAAAGCTGTTTGACCTTTACGGTGTAGAATACGGCGAATAATATGCACCATCCTTCCGGGGTGGTGCTTTTCTCAATAAGAAAGTGAGTGACACATAATGCTTTCTGCACAAGAAATCAAAACCCTAATTGATAATGATTCGGCTTCGGCCCGGAAACAGTTTGCAAGAACCGGGGTCAGGTACTATGAGGCCGAACACGATATCAAAAACTATAGAATCTTTTTTGTAAATGCGGAAGGGGAACTTCAGGAAGATAAATTCCGAAGCAACTTCCGCATTTCGCATCCGTTCTTCACGGAAATCGTGGATCAGCTTGTCCAGTTCCTGATGTCCGGCAAGGATGGATTTGTATTTTCCGACATCCCGGAACTTCAGAAGGAACTGGATTATTATTTCAACAAGAACGAAGACTTCCTTGCTGAATTCGAAGAAACAGTCACTGGTGCTGTTGTGAAGGGTTCTGACACCATGTACGCCTACAAGAACACGGAAGGCAAGACTGCATTCCAGTGGGCTGATGGGCTTGGCGTGGTGGAAGTCAGGGCCAAGGAAACCGATGATGGCTGTGACTATGTTATCTTCTGGTATGTTGACCGCATTGGCAAAGACAACAAGAAGATCACCAGAATCCAGGTGTGGGATGAACAGTCCGTTGCCTTCTTTGTTCAGGACGGTGACGGAAACATTGTCCCGGACGAAGAAAAGAAGCTGAATCCCAGACCGCACATCCTATACACGAAGACTGGTGACAAGTCCACATACTATGATGGCTTCGGCTTCATTCCTTTCTTCCGTCTTGATAACAACCGCAAGCAGATCAGTGGCCTGAAGCCCATCAAGTATATCATTGATGACTATGACCTGATGAATGCGGGGCTGACCAATAACATCCAGGACACCAATGAAGCACTGTATGTTGTTCACGGCTTCCAGGGTGACAACCTGGATGAACTGATGCTGAACATCAAGAACAAGAAGCACATTGGTGTTGATGAAGATGGTGGCGTTGACATCAAGACAGTTGACATTCCCCATGAAGCCCGGAAAGTCAAGATGGAAATTGACCGTGACAACATCTACAGATTCGGCATGGCGGTCAATACTGAAGGTCTGCGGGATTCTTCCGCAACTGTCAGCATCCAGATCAAGAGCGCATACACGCTTCTTGAAATGAAGGCCAATAAGCTGGAAACGCAGATTCGGAAGTTCATGCGAAAGCTTCTGGAAGTGGTGCTGAAGGAAATCAATGACCTGAACGGCACTGATTACAAACAGCAGGACGTTCGCATTGAATTTGAACGTGAGATTCCAACAAACGCACAGGAACACGCACAGATTGAACTGACGGATGCACAGCGTAAGCAGACGGAAATCACCACGCTGCTGAATCTTGCATCCCATCTTGACCAGGAAACTGTGCTGAAGAAGATCTGTGAACAATTAGACGTGGACTATAACCAGATCAAAGACAAGCTTCCGAATCCTGAAGATGATGATCCCTATGCAGCGCAGAAGACATTGAACGCTGTTGTGCCGGAAGACGGTGATGTGATTGAAGAAGCATGAAAAAGAAGTGATTCAGGCTGAACTTGATTCTGAAGCAAAGGTTCTTCGTGACCTGGAAAGCCAGTATCAAGCAGCCCTGAAATCCGTTGATGACAAACTGGCCCAGTTGCTTGGCAGAAGTGACGCAGATATGCCGAACGTTATCTATCAAGTGGAACACCAGAAAGCATTGCGGTCACAGATTCATGGCATTCTGGAACAGCTGCAAGCCAATGAATTCCAGACCATTTCTGATTTCCTGACATCAAGCTATCAGCAAAGCTTTATCGGCACCATGTATTCCATGCACAACCAAGGCATTCCGCTGATTCTTCCCATTGATCAGAACGCAATGGTGAAGGCTGTGACAACCAATTCACGGCTTTCAGAAGACCTTTATTCTTCGTTAGGTGTTGACATCAGGAAGCTGAATAATGCCGTTAGATCTGAAATCAGCCGGGGCATATCGGCTGGATTGTCTTACAACGAAATAGCACGGAACATCTCCAATGCATCCAAGGCACCGAAAAGCAGAGCGGCCACGATAGTCCGCACTGAAGCGCATCGGATCCGGGAAGAATCCCGCAATGATGCACGGGATATGGCAAAGAAGAAAGGTGCTGACGTTGTCAAACAGTGGGATGCCACGCTTGACGGTGACACCAGAAAGAGCCATAGAAAACTGGACGGTCAGATCAGGGAAGTGGATGAACCCTTTGAAGTGGATGGCAAGAAAGCTATGTATCCTGGGGATTTCGGAAGACCAGAAGAAGACATCAACTGCCGCTGCATAAGCCTGACCAGGGCCAGATGGGAACTGGACGAAGAAGAATTGCAGACACTGAAAGAACGTGCCGCCTTCTTTGAACTTGATAAGACGCAAGATTTTGCCGAATACGAGCGAAAATATTTAAGTGGAATTAGTTCGGAAAACCTTGAAAATTTCGGAAAATATGGTACAATAGACATAGAAATAGATGAGTTCGTACCGTGTTTGAAAGATGCTAAAACTGGGGAGATTTACGACACAGTTGTAAGGGAAATCACGGACAAAAAGAAGCTGAAAGCCTATAACGAGAAAAACGGTTGGTACATAAATTGGAATTCAGTTCCAAAGGACTGTACAGTTCAATCTTTGCATATAAAGGGAAATGATGCAGTCCAGGGCCTTTTGGCATTTAGGAACGAGCCGGGAAACAGTGCCATGTATGCATATTGGGTTGTTGCGGCCCCACAGAACAGAGGATCCGACAAGAAATATGTTGGTGTGGGTGGACACTTATTCGCTGCGATAGCGGAAGCGTCTGTCAAGGCTGGATATGATGGATTCATTTATGGTATGGCCGTTAATCAGGATGTATTAAAACACTACGTCTTAAAATTGGGAGCAACACCAATCGGTGGTTTGCGCTTCATGATTGAGGAAGATGCAGCGCATAAGCTGTTGGAAACCTATACATTTGAAATGGGTGATTGATATGGCAAATAAAAAAGAAGACAACATGGAAAAACTGCTTGAACTCGATGATGTAGTGGAAGATGGCCTGTATTGCGTTGCACCGACAGAAGAAGATCTGAAGGCATTTGCAGAACACGCAAGAAAGCGCAAAGAAGCCAAACAGAAGAAATAAAGCACTGTGCCAAAAGCATGGTGCTTTTTTTATGCCCGAATATTGTTGACAAGCATCCTGAAAAGGGTGCTTTTTTTATTTCCATTTAACAGAAAGGATGGTTCATCATGAAGAATTGGAAAGCATGGCTGAAGGCCGCTGGCGTTCGTGCTATTCGTACCATTGCACAGACCGCAGTTGCATCTATCGGCACCAGTGCTGCAATGGGCCAGGTTGACTGGTTGTTTGTAGCATCCACTTCTGCCCTTGCTGGCATCGTGTCTTTGCTGACCAGCGTGACTGGTCTGCCTGAAATCAAAGAAGAAGTCAAGGAAGGTGAATGACCATGGCTGTGAAAATCATGGTTGATCCCGGCCACTTTGAAGGCTGGAACAGAATGCCGAATGGCTACACAGAAGGCAATCAGATGTGGAAACTTAGCCAGAAGCTGATTCCCAAACTGAAAGCCTATGGCTTCACGGTGGGATGCACAAAGCCTTCCATCAACAGCTATCCCAAGACAAGCAACGGTGATGACAATATCACACAGCGTGGCAGAATGGCGGCGGGTTATGACATTGAACTGAGTCTGCACACAAACGCAGCAAATGAAAAGAGCATCAACCGCACTGTTGTCATTTATCCCATCAATGGCAAGGGAAAGGATCTGGCAGCAAAACTTGGTGAAGCCCTTCAGGAATGCATGGGCCTTCAGAAATATCAAATCTATAGTCAGAAGAACAGTGCCGGAACAGCGGACTACTACGGTGTCATCCGTGGTGCTGCTGCGGTGGGTGTTCCTTGTCTGATCATTGAACACACATTCCACACCAATGATGCAATGGCGGCATGGCTGAAGGTTGATAGCAATCTGGACGAGGTAGCCCAGTGTGTTGCTGACACGGTTGCTGAATATTACGGGCAGAAGAAGCAGCCTGAAGCAGAACCTGAAAAGGAAAGCACTGGTCAGATTTATCGTGTGCGGAAGGCCTGGACGGATGCAAAGACGCAGATTGGTGCGTGGCGAAATCTTGAAGCAGCAAAAGACCAGGCAGACAAAAATCCCGGCTATAAAGTCTATGGTGAGAATGGCAAGGTTGTCTATACGCCTTCGGCAACCACCAAGGCTTTTGAAAGCTACATTGTAAAAATCACAGCCAATGTGCTGAATGTAAGATCTGGCCCCGGCACCAATTACAAAATCAACAGAACCGTCAAGGCGGGTGAAGGCTACACCATTGTGGAAGAACAGAATGGTTGGGGCAAGTTGAAATCTGGTGCTGGTTGGATTTCTTTGGAATACACAAAACGTGTTTGATAAAGGGCATCTTCGGATGTCCTTTTTCTATATCTATTCGCCATGGATGGCGTTAAAAATCTATTTCTAACCTGATGCAACCAGGTGAAAAGCGTATAGAAAGGAACGATACAAATGACAATCGCAGAAATTCTGAAAGCAAAAGGTCTGGATGATGCTACCATCAGCGCAATCCAGGAAGATATGAAGGCCAATAAGATTTTCACGGCATCCGAAGAAAACCTGGATGTCCGTTATGGAAAGCTGAAGACCCAGCACGATGGCACTGCTGCCGAACTGACTGAAGCGCAGAAGCTGATTGCGGAACTGAAGAAGTCCACCAAGGGCAACGAAGATCTGCAAGGCAAGATCACTGGCTATGAAAGCCAGGTGGCACAGCTTCAGGCAGAACTTGAAAAGACGAAGTTGGAATCTGCAATCAAGGTTGAACTGCTGTCTGCAAAGGCACTGGACGTTGATTATCTGGCTTTCAAGCTTCGTGAAAAGGGCGAACTTGAACTGGATGACCAGGGCAAGATCAAGGGTTGGGATGATAAGATTGCGGCCCTGAAGACCCAGTACCCCACGCAGTTTGAAAGTGCTGGTGGCAAGAAGTATGAAGAACACAAGCTTCCTGATGATCCTGGTGTTGGTGACACCATCACAAAGGATGATTTGCTGAAGAAACCCTATGCTGAACGGATGAAGATTTACAACGAAAATCCTGAAGCATACAAAACCGCCATGGGCAAATAAGAAAGGATGAATAATTATGGCAGTAACTATGATGTCTAACGTGGTCAACCCTGAAGTAATGGGTGACATGATCAACGCAAAAATTGAAGCACTGGCAAAGCTGACCCCGTATGCAAAGGTAGACACCACCCTTCAGGGCGTTCCCGGTGACACCAAGACCGTTCCTTCCTGGAACTACATTGGCGATGCCGTTGACGTTGCGGAAGGTGCTGAAGTTGACCTGACCGCAATGACCGCTTCCACTGCAACTTTCACTATCAAGAAGGCCATGAAGTCTGTTGGCCTGACCCAGGAAGCAATCAATTCTGGCCTGGGCAATCCCGTTGGCCAGGCTGAAAGCCAGCTTGCAAAGTCCATTGTTGGCAAGGTTGACAATGACGTTCTGGCAGCGGCCCTGACTGCAACCAACACCCACACCACTGGTGGCGTTATCGGTTACGCTGGCATCGTTGATGCTGTGACCAAGTTTGAAGATGAAGAAGATGGCATTGAAAAGGTCATGTTCATCAGTCCCAAGCAGGAAGCAACTCTGCTGAAGGATTCTGACTTCCTGTCTGCTGACAAGTTCACTGGTGGCGTAGCTGTCAACGGTGCAATCGGCAAGATTGCTGGCTGCTGGATCAAGAAGTCCAACAAGATCAAGGCAGTAAGCGGCACTTACACTTGTCCCATCATCAAGCTGGAACCGGATTCTGCTGAAACCGAATACACCGAAGATGAACTGCCCGCAATCACCATCTTCCTGAAGAAGGACACTTCTGTTGATGCAGAATTCAAGCCCCGTTCCCAGACCCATGAAATCACCGCTGCTAAGTATTACGGCGTTGCACTGACCAACGGTGCAAAGGTAGTTCTGGCCAAGTTCGCAGAAGCACAGGGCTAAGGAAGGATGAAAGCTGATGGTCATGACGGTAGACGAACTGCGGAAGTTCATTGACACGGATGAAACAGATGAAGTGCTTGCAGCTAAACTGGAAGCACTTGAACTGGGCATCCAGGGATATACCAACAATGATTTCAAGCGGTGTTTGACAGCGGCTGGGGATTATCCCATGGATGTCAAGATGGGCGTTGTGAACCTGATGAAGTGGGAACTGAACAACCGTGACAAGGTTGGTGTGGCTTCTGAAACCATTTCCCGCCATTCTGTGACATACTTCAGCATGGATGCCGGGAACAATGTAATGGGCTTCCCCGTGTCCCTGTTGGGGTTCCTGAAGCCGTATAAGAAAGCAAGGTTCGGAAGGGGCATCAGCTTATGAAGGGCATCGGCGGCAACATCAAAGCAGTGATCCAGGTCAGCACTATCACCAAGAATGAAATTGGTGAAACGGTGAAAGACTGGGTCACTGCCCAGTCCATCAAAGGATGGCTTGATCTGTCTTCTGGCGATTCCAGATACAGCACTTTCAATGCTAAGATTCAGGAATCCACACACTTGTTCATTGCGGACTATGTGAAACTGGATTCCAGAATCAAGGCAGAAAATGCCCGGATGGTCATCAATGGCAAGAACTATGACATCACTTTGATTGACAATCCCATGGAAATGGGCAGCGGGTCACACCTTGAAATCTATCTGAAATTCACTGGGGGCCAGTGATATGGCTGATGTAAAGTTTGAAAACTTCAGCGTACAAGTCAAGAATGCTTTGGAAGATGCCGTGATTGCATATCTGCACGAAGCTGCAAGTGTGTTGGAATCGGCAACCATCCGCAATTCCAGTCTTGAAAAATACAAGGGCATCCCGGCACGGGAACTGTGGAGCCATGAAGTGGACGAAGGTGACCAGAAAGCTACAGTAGGCAGTCCACATGAATCGGCTTACTGGGAAGAATTCGGTAGACTTGTGCCGAATTAAAATCGGGCAAAATCGGTAGAAATTTATGGGAATTTATAGTATAATAGTCCTATAAATTGAGAAAGGCTAAACTTATTTGCGTTATGAAGTTTGGTTTCATTTACATTACAACTTGCCTTGTAAACAACAAAAAATATCTTGGGCAACGGAAGTATTCAAGAGGATGGAAAGACTACATCGGAAGCGGTGTCGCTTTCCAAAAAGCTGTGGAAAAGTACGGAAAAGAGAACTTCCGCAGAGAGATTATTTGCGAAGCAGAAACGGCAGAAGAATTGAATAAATTGGAATACGAATTGTCGCAGCAATACGATGTTGTAAATTCGGAAGAATGGTACAATTTGTGTTATGGTGGCTATTCGACCAACGGTTTTAAGTTCTCTGAAGATTCAAAGCGAGTTATGAGCGAAAAGAAAAAGGGTCTATACGATGGAAATAAAAATCCAATGTATGGGGTTCATCGCAAATTAACCGAAGAACATAAGCGCAAAATATCGTTGAACGCAAAAAATCAATGGGGCGAAAAGAATTGGATGTATGGCAAAGTGTACGGCGAAAATCCAAGAGCCAGAGCGGTTATTTGCGTTGAAACAGGTGTTGTTTACGATAGTGCAAAAAGGGCAGCCCATGAAATGAATGTGAATTATTCAAATTTACTTGAGGTTGTCAAAGGCAAGCGCAAGCGGGTTGGTGGACTACACTTCGAATACGCATCAAAGCAAGCTAACACCGAGATAACCGCATAGATTGCGAAAGGCTATGCGGCATTGTAGAGCATAGACGGTGAATAAATATAATCCGTCCACGAGTGTCCGACACAGAAAGAAGCTGCCTGAAAAGGCTGCTTCTTTTTTTGTGAAAATATATGCCGAACTTGCAGGAAACTGCAAGAAGTAGAGGATAAAAAGCCTTTACGGTAACAAATTGACTGGTGAACACGCACTATATGGCAATGGTCGAAAAGGTTGGTGGGTGTATGTGGAAGGCAGTGACACGCCAAGATCCCATCAGAACTATTACACCCAGGATGAAGCAGAAGCCATTGCCGCTTCCATGAGGGCAGCAGGACTTGATGCCTATGCTACAAACGGCAGAAAGCCAAACAGACCGTTACACAATGCCTTTGAAACAAAAAAATCCGCACTGATTCGAAGGGCTGAAGAAGTGCTGAAAGAAAGGTTGGACTAATGACAACGGCTGCATTGAAAACCATTGCTGATGCCATGTCTGCACTTGGCTTAGAATATGCCTTTGGTGTGTATGCTGGGGATCCGGTTGTCTATCCCTACTTTGTAGGGGAATACACGGAAACAGAGCCAATGACAGAAGATGGCCTTCAGAACACAACGTTCCTTTTGACTGGGTTCCATCGTGGGACGTGGATGGAACTGGAACAGGCAAAGGAAAGAATTGAAAACTATTTTAACAGGGTAAGTGGCAAAACAGTCATCACGGACAGCGGTTCCGGGGTGGCTATTTTTTATGCCAACACCCTGATTGTCCCCACAGGGGATGCGGAACTGAAACGCATCCAGATCAATCTACAAGTGAAAGAATGGAAGGTGAATTGATTCATGGCATATGAAGAACTGAAATCCAGTGGTATCACTGCCAAAACGCCTGAAAACATCATGCTTGGTGCTGGCACCATTCACAAGGGCTTGACCAACGAAGGCGGCAAGTGGAACTTTGAAGAATCCCTGATTGGTGCGACTTCTGGTGGCACCAAGATCAGCATCGTGCCGGAACTGAAGAAGATTGAAGTTGATGGTGCGCTGGTCAATGTCAAGGGCCTGACTGTGAAGGTTGGCGAAACTGCAACCATGGAAACGAACATGGTGGAACTGACCGCTGACTGGATCAAGACCGCAATCATTGCCCAGGATGGCACTTCTGCCTTTGATGGCTATGACGTTATCGAAAGCAAGCGTCAGATCCAGGAAGGTGACTACATCGAAAACTTTGGCTTTGTCGGCAAGAAGATGGATGGCACGCCTGTCATCATCATCTTTGACTATGCCCTTTGCACTTCTGGCTTCGAACACGAAGGCAAGAACAAGGAAAACGGCGTATTCAAGGCAACGTTTGAGTGCTATGCAGAACTGTCCAGTGAAGCTGACATTCTGCCTTATCACATCTACACCCCCACTGCCAAGGCATAAGGCCATCCCCCAGGGCTTCAATAGTCCTGGGGGATTATTTCTAAAAAATAACTGAAAGGATTTTTCATATGATGACAAATGAAACAACGGCAAAAGCCTATGAACTGCGAAATCTGACCGCAGATGATGTATTCCCCATGTTCCGCATTATTTCCAAAATCGGAATCCGAGAATTCAAGTCTTGCTTTGAAAGCGAAGCAGTCAGCACGGCTATTGCAAACGCCACGGCTGGCAAAGGTGCAGACCTGAACGCAGTTGGTGTGGTGATTGCCTTTGACGTGGCTGCTGTTATCATGTCTAAACTGCCTGACTGCAAGGAAGAAATCTATCACTTCCTGTCCAATCTGTCTGGTATGACTAAAGAAGACATTGCTGCCCTTCCCATGGTGACATTTGCATCCATGATTATCGATGTCATCAAGAAGGAAGAATTCAAGGATTTTTTTCAGGTTGTTTCCGGGTTGTTGAAATAGGGGAATCCGATTGGGTTGACCTAATCTTCCGAAGATATGCAAGTCCGATGCTGCTGATTGAAACCATGATCAAGGGTCGCAGATTCGCCACCTTTGTGAATGACCTGGTGAACAGGCACAACACAGAGGAAGAAGAACGAACCATGTGGGAATATTGGCTGCACAGGATCTTTGACAAGTCATTTGCGGACTTCATGTCGGAAATCAAACCGAACAACAAAAAAGCGGAAACGAAGCAAGACACCACAGACTGGACTAAGGTGGTTGCGGAATCCAGGGATATACTGAATGACTTTTGCCTTTCTTGATGAAAGGGGAAAATCATGGAACTTTTCCGCTTGCTTGGTAGCATTGCGATTGACAATGACCAGGCGAACCGTGCGCTGGATGACACAGCGCAAAGGGCAGAAAGCACCAGTCAAGAAACACAATCTGCCTTTTCAAAAATCGGATCCGTGGCCGCTGGCATTGCCAAAGGAATTGGCGTTGCCGGTGCTGCCCTTGGCGGTGCTTGGCTTGCCGCCATTGAAGGATCCAGAGAATACAGAACGGAAATGGGGAAACTGGACACTGCCTTCCAGGTGTCAGGCCATTCTTCCGAACTGGCAAAACAAACTTATTCAGATTTGAATGCTGTCCTGGGTGACAGCGGACAGGCAACAGAAGCAGCACAGCATCTGGCGTTGCTTGCTGACAATGAACAGGAACTTAGCACATGGACAGACATCTGCACGGGTGTATATGCAACATTTGGCGAATCGTTACCGATTGAAGGTCTGACGGAAGCATCCAATGAAACTGCCAAGACAGGTGTGCTGACTGGCGGTCTGGTGGATGCGCTGAACTGGGCTGGTATCGGTGAAGAAGAATTCCAGAAGAAGTTGGACAAATGCACAGGCGAACAGGAACGGCAGAAGCTGATCATGGATACGCTGAACGGAACATATTCAAAAGCTTCCGAACAATACAAGGCAACCAACAAAGATGTCATGGACGCACAAAAAGCCCAAGAAAAGCTGACAGATGCATTTGCTGCACTGGGGGCTGTGGGTGAACCAATCCTGACCGCAATCAAAACCAAGGTTGCTGACATGGTAGCCGGGGCAGTGCCACACCTGGAAAACTTCGTGCAGAAAGTCAAAGATATTGCAACATGGGTGAAAAACAATCAGGACACCATTGATCAGTGGGTGGCGGTCATCCTTGGAGCGGGAACAGCAATAGGGACATTCCTGTTAATCCTGAACTGGGGGACAATTATGACTGCTGCCGCAAACGCTGTGAAGGTGGTCAGAACGGCAATTCTTGCAATGAATGCAGCAATGCTTGCCAATCCCATTGCGTTGATTGTGGCGGCTTTGGCGGGGCTTGTGGTGGCCTTTGTTTATCTTTGGAACAATGTCGAAGGCTTCCGAAAATTCTGGATCAGCGCATGGAACTTGATTAAGTCTGCTGCATCCAAGGCGAAGGATGCCATCACAAAGGCTTTTTCCAATTTGGGTTCCTGGTTCAAGGAAAAGTTTGGTCAGGTTCAGAAGGCAGGACAGAATGCAATGGACAAGGTGAAGGGATTCTTCACCAGTGCCAAAAGAAAGATCACATCAACCTTTTCCAACATTGGATCATGGTTCGGTGGCAAGTTCCGTTCTGCCTGGAATTCTATCAAGAATGCTTTTTCTGGCTGGGGTTCGTTCTTTGGCGGTCTATGGACAAAAATCAAATCAAAGTTCAGTTCCATCGGTTCTGCCTTGGGCAAAGCAATGGGCAGTGCGGTGAAGTCAGGATTGAACAAAGTGCTTTCTACGGTGGAAAGTGCAATCAACAAAGGCATCGGCCTGATCAACAGCGCAATCCGGCTGGCTAATAAGCTGCCTGGCATTGGCGTAGGAACCCTGTCGAAAATCAGTCTTCCCAGACTGGAAAAAGGCGGTGTTCTGAAGCGTGGACAGATCGGCATACTGGAAGGAAACGGGGCAGAAGCTGTGGTGCCTTTGGAGAATAACCGGGCTTGGCTTTCTAAGGTGGCCAAGGATCTGAATGAACTGCAAAGCATGAATCGGCCCGTGCAGACAGGCACACAGACCAATGCTTTGATGAACAGAATAATCACCTTGCTTGAACAGCTGACTGACATGAAGATCTGCCTTGACAGTGGCATTCTGGTGGGAGAATTGACACCCGCCATTGATACCAGACTGTCTGACAGATGGAGCCATACCAAGCGGGGAAACCTTAGATAAGAAGCTATGGAAACACGGCTTTTTTTACTTTTCAATCGGCCATAAGAAAGGTAGGAAAAGGCAAATGGATCTTTTTAAACTATTTGGCACAATCGCAATCAACAACGAAAATGCCAACAAAAACATAGAAGAAGTTACGAGATTGGCAGAGGATGCAAGGGATAAAATTTCAACAGGCTTCGGAAATATCGGCCGTGCTGCTGTCGGCATGGGCAAATTGATTGGCGGTGCGCTGATCGGCAGTGGTGCCATTGGCGGTGCGCTGATGTCTGTGACAGAAAGCACCATGGAATACAGAACAGCCATGGGCAAGCTGGATGCGGCATTCATCACAGCGGGTCACAGCGCAGAAACTGCAACAGCTACATATAACGGTCTTGTGCGTGTGTTAGGTGACACAGATGTAGCCGTTGAAGCTTCGAATCACCTTGCACTGCTATGCGACAATGAACAAGACTTGCAGACCTGGACAAACATCTGCACAGGCGTATTTGCAACATTTGGTGATTCGCTTCCCATTGAAGGCTTGACGGAAGCGGCCAATGAAACAGCAAAGGTTGGTCAGGTCACTGGGCCTCTGGCCGATGCACTGAATTGGGCTGGCATCAGTGAAGATGCTTTCAACGCAAGTCTTTCGGCTTGCACAACGGAACAGGAAAGACAGCAGTTGATCATGGAAACGCTGAATGGCGTTTATGATGATGCGTCCCAAAGATACCAGGAAATGAATGCGGATGTTATTGCGGCCAATGAAGCACAGGAAAAATTCAGTGCTGCAATGGCAAGCTTCGGTGAAACGGCACAGCCTATCGTGAATGCTATTCGTGACGGGCTTGGCACGTTGCTGTTGGCATTGACGGATCTGGTGGCAAGTGCGGATTTTTCTGCAATCGAAGCCGGAATCAGTTCGGCATTTTCGTGGCTAATTGACAATGTAGTTCCGGCAGTCAGTGATTTTGTTAATTTCGTATTAGAAAACAAAGAACCGATCCTGGCAGTCATTGCTGGGGTAGCGGCAGGATTCGTGGCGTGGAATGTTGTGTCCATCGTTCAGGGTGTCATTTCCGCAATCCAGGCTTGGAAGCTTGCGACCGAAGGCATGACTATTGCACAGAAGCTGCTGAACCTGGCAATGTCGGCCAATCCCATTGGCATTATCATCACAGTCATTGCAGCACTGGTTGCGGCGTTCATTGTCCTTTGGAACAACTGCGAGGGCTTCCGCAATTTCTTTATCAATATGTGGGAAAGCATCAAGGTTGCATTTGCGGCTGTGGTTGAATGGCTGGGACAGGCTATTGATTCCATTGTTCAGTGGTTCCGTGATGCCTGGGCGTGGATTCAGGAAGCATGGTCTTCTGCGGGCGAATTCTTCCAGGGTGTCTGGGATGGCATCTGTTCGGCGTTTTCGGCCGTTGGAACGTGGTTCTCCGAAAAATTCACCGCAGCGAAAGAAGGCATCCAAAACGCATGGTCAAACGTAACCGATTTCTTCCAGGGCGTTTGGGACGGTGTGTGCGGCGTGTTCGACACAGCAAAAGACGTTATGAACGAAAAGCTGTCTAATATGCGGACGGCGTATGAAGAACACGGCGGCGGCATCCAGGGTGCAGCGGCGGCATTATTCGAAGGTGTGAAGGGCTACTACACTGCCGGATATGATTTTATCAACAATCTGACAGGCGGCAAGCTGGGCGAAGTGGTTGCAAAATTCAAGGAAAAGATGACTGCTGCCAAAGAAGCGGTTGTTGGAAAACTTGAAGAAATCAAAACCAATTTCACGAATAAACTGAACGCAGCCAAGACCACGGTGACGAATATTTTCAACGCTATCAAAACCGCCATTCAGAATCCAATTGAAACAGCAAAAACCATTGTCCAAAACGCAATCAATGCCATCAAGGGATTCTTCAATTTCACTATTTCCTGGCCACATATTCCCATGCCGCACTTCAGCATCAGTCCTTCCGGGTGGAAGATTGGTGATTTGCTGAAAGGTTCCATTCCTTCCCTTGGGATTGAATGGTATGCAAAAGCTATGGAAAATCCGATGCTGATGGAAAATCCCACAGTATTCGGCATGAACCCGGAAAGCGGCAAGATGCGTGTTGGCGGTGAAGCTGGTTCAGAAGTTGTAAGTGGTACTGACAAGTTGATGTCCATGATCGAACAGGCTGTGGAAAACAAGATGACTGCATATCAGCAGCGCATCATTGAACTGTTGGGTGCCCTGGTTGATGGCAACGTTGAAATGCTGAAAGCTTTGCTTGCCGGACACACCATTGTATTGAACAAGCGTGAAGTTGCAAGGACGGTGCGTGAATATGCTTAATGAATTTATTTATGAAGACCACACCGGGAAACGCTTGGTTGGCTTGGAATGCGGTTTGTTCTTGAACAACAACGAACTGCGTGATTATTCCTGGAACTATGAATCTGTCAATGATCGGATTTCCAGGTTCTATCGGACAATCAAGGAACGCAAACTTCCGCTTGTGGTTGCCTGTGATACAGAACAGGCAGCGGCCGCAGTCAAAGAAAAACTGCTTACTATGGCAGAAACAGACATTGCTTCCATGAAGCCTGGAAAGGTGTATGTGAATGATTGCTACACCTTGGGGTTCATCACGGCAAGCGCAAAAAGCAACTATCATCTTAGCAAGTGTCTGTGCGAAATCGAACTGACGCTGACCAGTGATGATCCTTCCTGGTACAGGGAAACAAAGGCTGTGTTCCCAGCCAACACGGAAGACACCATCAGCACGGGCAGTGGCACGGATTATCCGTATGACTACGCATATGACTATGCCGGGATCATGCCTGGCAGAAAGATTCCTTGCGACACTCTGTCAAACAACGAATTCCGCTTGGCTATCTATGGACGGGCCTACAATCCCGCCATCACCATTGGTGGCCATACATATGCCATCAACGGAACCATCGGAGCGGGGGAAGTCCTGACAATTGACAGCACGGCCAAGACAATCGTTCTGACCACGGCATCCGGGCAGCATATCAACTGGTTTGATAAGCGTGGACGTGACAGATACATCTTCGAACCGATCCCGCCTGGCACACATTCTGTGACCTGGAACGGATCGTTTGGCTTTGATCTGACAGTCATCGAGAAACGGAGCGAACCGACATGGATTTGATTTATACCAATTCAAAACGTGTGGATCAGGGCGTTCTGTCCGCTTATGCATTAGACTTGTCTTTCGGTGAAGATGAAAATGACTTCGAACTGACGCTTGGAGCCAATGAACCCGTTTTGGAATTCGGTGCTTTCGTTTACATCGAAGGCACCGAATACGGCGGGATTATTGATGCCATGAAGACCAGTACAGATGGCGAATCCGTCACCTATACTGGCCGAACGTGGCACGGTCTTCTGAACAGCAAGGTTATCCAGCCTGATAATGGTGCGGATTACTTTGTTGCTTCAGGGGATTTGAATGCAGTCCTGCGGACACTGGTGGCAAGGCTTGGACTTGACAATTTGTTTTCAGTCAGCGAAGAAGATTCCGGCATCACTGTTTCAAAATATCAGTTCAACCGCTATTGCTACGGCTACGATGGCATCAGTGCCATGCTGTCCGATGTGGGCGGCAAACTGAAACTGGAATGGCTTGGACGGAAAGTGCAGATGTCTGCACAGCCTATTGTCAATTATGCGGATTCGCCTGTTGATGGTGATGTGGCAAGCCTAACTGTGGAGCAGTACGGAAACAAGGTGAATCATCTAATTTGTCTTGGTAAGGGTGAACTTGCTGAACGTCAAGTGGTTCACTTGTATGTTGACCGGTTCGGAAGAATCGGCACCGTGCAATATTACAAGGGCATTGATGAAAGAACGGAAGTCTATGACAATTCCAACGTTGCAACCGTGGACGAACTGAAAAGAAACGGAATCAAGCGGCTGAAGGAATTATGGGCTGCGGACACTGCGGAACTGAATGTGTTGGAACAGGGTGACATTGTTTTTGACATTGGTGACATCATCGGTGCCACAGAAGTTCGTTCTGGTGTGTCCGTGTCGGCAACCGTTCTGAAGAAAATTGTGAAAATCGAAAACGGTGCAGTTCGCATCGAGTATAAGACTGGGGGTTAGCTAAATGGCTGACAATTATTTAATTACTGGTTACCACGGCGAACCGCACGTCACTGCGGAAAATGACCGTGGCATCAATGCTGGAACCTTCGGTGCAGGAAGATTCGTGCTTCCCGTTGGCGAACAGTTCCGGGCCGAATATATCGGCAACAACACCATCCGCTTGTTTGATGGCAAGCTTATGGACAATGGTGCCGCTGCTGGCATCCCGGCTGGCGAATTCATTGACTTGCTGATTTCCAATGCGGGACAGGGCATGAACCGCAATGACCTGATTGTTTTCCAGTATGCAAAGGATGATTCCACGGCTGTTGAAAGCGGTTCGTTTGTAGTCATCCAGGGGACGGAAACCAGTGGCACTGCTGCGGATCCGGAACTGACGCAGGAAGACTTGCTGACCAATAACGCCACATTTGACCAGATGGCCCTGTGGCGTGTTTCTGTGTCTGGTGCTACCATTTCCGCACCTGTGCAGATGTTTTCTGTGTCGCAATCCATCGGTGATGCCGGAAACAATGCGGACTACATCACTGAACAGGGAACATCCGGGATTTACAGTTACCGCAAATGGAAAAGCGGTGTCAAAGAGTGTTGGTGTACCGCATCTGTTACAAGGGCAATCAATAGCAACTCCGTGGTCAACGGTATTGTGGTATCTACGTATGCCATCTATGGTTCATACCCTTCGGGTTTATTTACTGAAATTCCGTCTTGCCGGGTGGAACTGCTGGGTGTAAAAAACGGTGGAACGGAATACAACGGTTGGCTGTACGCTGTGGAATCTGGAACAGCACAAGCGACACCCAAAATGCAGATCGCACGAATTGGCACAGCTATTGAAAGTGCAACTGTTACTTTCAGCGTTTACGCAATCGGCAAATAAAGGGGTGATTTCATGCTTGGAATTCAATTTGGAAACGTTCATTCCTACAATGACTTGCATCTGCTGCTGACAAAGAAAGAAATCGGCAGTCCTGCGGTCAAGGTTGTGGAAATCGAAATTCCTGGTGCAGATGAACCGCTGGATCTGACTGAATTTTTCGGTGAAGCTAAACTTGAAAACGTAACACACAAATTTGAGTTTTCAACCATTGTCCCACATTCACAGTTTCTGACTTTCTTTTCAAGCGTGAAAAACGCCTTGCATGGCAAAAAGGTTCGGATCATCTTAGACGATGATCCGAATTTTTACTATTATGGGCGGCTGCACGTTTCCAGTTTCACCAACGAAAAGAATATTGGCATGATCAGCGTGGACGCTGTCTGCGATCCTTACAAGTATAAGGTCAGCAAAACAGTGGTCACAAAGTCCGTGGATGGCACGGCAACGGTCATCTTGACAAATGGCAGAAAACGTGCTGTGCCTGATGTGGTCATTGCAACAGAAAACAGCATCCGTATTGAATACCAGGGTTCTAACATTTGGGATCTTGGCAGCGGTTCGTTTGCTTTGCCGGAACTGGAGCTGGTGGAAGGTGACAACACCGTGACCGTCACGGGGACAGGCACGGTTGAATTCACCTGGCAGGAAGGCAATCTGTAGGGGGAAAGCCAATGTACAAGGTCTATTGTGATGGCTTGCTTTTGTATCATAGCAAGCTGGAAAATCTGAAGATATCGAATCCATCTTTGGATTTGGAACTAAACAAAACCGGGGCTTTTGATTTTGTCATATATTCCGATCATCCCTACTATGGAATGATCAAGAAGCTGACATCCATCATCACAGTCACCCAGGATGACTATCCACTTTTCCGTGGACGTGTCCTGGATGAAGATGTTGGCTGGCACAATGAAAAGAACATTGTCTGTGAAGGTGACATGGCCTTCTTGCTTGATAGCGTCCTGCGTCCGTTTTCCTTCAGCGGCACGGTTGCTGACTTCCTGTCCTATGTGCTTAGTTTGCACAATCCCCAGGTGGATGGCGTGAAGCAATTCCAGATAGGCACGGTTACTGTAGACGGAAACATCAACTATGATGCCACGGATTATATCAACACAAAGGAAACGATTGAAAAAGCCCTTTTGGAACCGTTCGGCGGCTACATAAAAACAAGGTTTGAAGATGGCGTTGCTTATTTGGACTATGTCAAGGAATTCAATCTGCTTGCACCGCAGACCATTGAGTTTGGGAAGAATCTGCTGGACCTGAAGCGGATCCGCAAGGGCGGTGACATCGGCACAGTGCTTATTCCTTTGGGAGCAAAGGTGAAGGATGCTGATGGCAAAGACACAGAACAGCGGCTGACCATTGCTTCCGTGAACGGCGGTGCGGATTTCATTCAGGACGATGACGCTGTAGCAGAATTCGGTGTTATTGTCAAGACAGCTATTTTCGAAGACATCACTGACCCGGCAGAACTGAAAACGGCAGGACAAGCACAGCTTGCCGAAATTGTCAACCAGTGGGAATCCATAGAACTGACAGCGGCAGATCTTGCCACGGTGGACAAGAAAATCACGTCTTTCCATCTTGGAACACAGGTGGACGCAAAAAGCAAGCATCACGGCTTGGATCATCGTTTCCTGGTCAGCAAGTTGTCAATCAAGCCACTGGAACCGGGTGCCAATAAGCTGACACTTGGCAGGACGCAGTTGACGTTCAGCGAAGCCGTGAAAGGCGTTTCCAACGGACAAGCCCTTGTGCTTGAAGCAGTAGAAAAGACAGCACAAGCGAACGCAGAAGCTGTCTATAACCTTGAACAGAACACGCAAGCATCCATCCAGTTGGCAGAAGGGAACATCACATCTGCTATTTCCGAAAAGGTCTATTTGAAAGAAGAAACGGAAGCCCTGATCAGCGAAGTTTCCACAAAGTTGGAACAAACAGCTTCTGGCTTTGAAATGCAGTTCACACAGTTCAATGCTGATGTTGCTGCGGTTGCTGCCAATGTGGATGCGGAATTTGAAGAACGCAGACGATACATCCGCTTTGAAGATGGCAACATCATCCAAGGTGCGGAAGATAGCCCGTTCCAAAAAGTTCAATCAGCAACAAAGGAATCCTATTATGACAATGGCAAAGAAGTTGCATACTTCAGCAACCAGATGCTTCATGTAACAGATGGCGAATTCAATCATAGTCTGCGGATTGGTAGATTCGCTTTCATGCCACGGGCCAACGGCAATGTTTCCTTCAAGAAGGTGGTGGAATAGTTGGCTACATCAGGAACGATCCAAGAAGCCATTCGGACTGGCTATCGGCTGCAAATTGCCTGGGAAGTGACATCACAGTCCGTTGCAAATAACACATCAACAGTCACGGCAAAAGTTCAGCTTGTGTCCACTGGATCTTCATACACAATCAATTCCAGCGCAAGCAAATCAGGAAGCCTGACCATCAACGGCACAAAATACACATTCAACTTCACAGCGGCCCTGTCCGGGAATCAGACTAAGACCATTTACACCAAGACCGTCACCGTGCCACATTCGGCCAATGGCACAAAGACTTGTGCATTTTCTGCCACGGCTGGCATCAATGTCACCCTGTCTGGAACCTATTATGGCAATGTAACAGCTTCCGGCAACGGAATATTCAACACCATTGCCAGAGCGTCCACAATCAGCAGCGTGACATCTTCCGTCAGTGTCAATGGTACAAATGAAGTCACAGTAAGTATCACCAGAGCGGCAAGCAGTTTCACGCACACGGTTGTTTTCAGCTTCGGCAGCTATTCCAAGACAACCACAGGCGTTGGAACGTCCACAAGCTATGCCATCCCAACATCCTGGTTGAATGCCATTCCGAATGCTACCAGTGGCACAGCAAAGGTCACAGTGACAACATATTCTGGAAGCACAAAGATTGGATCCGCAGTAAGCAAGAACTTCACAATCACGGTTCCTTCGTCCGTGACTCCCACAATCAGTGCTGTCACGCTGTCTGAAGCTGTGTCCGGCATTGCGGCCCAGTTCGGTGCCTATGTCCAAGGGAAGTCAAAGATTGCTTGTAAAATCACCGCAGCCGGGACACTATCATCTACCATCAAATCATACAAGACAACAATCCAGGGTGCGAACTTCACGGCGGCATCCTTCACATCTGGCTTCCTGACGAAAAGTGGAACATCCACTGTGACAATCATTGTCACTGACAGCCGTGGACGTACTGCAAGCACCACAAGAAGCATCACCGTCACTGCGTATGCCACACCAAAAATCATCAGTTTCCAGGGCTTCAGAAGCATTGCAGACGGTACTGAAAACTATGAAGGCACATACCTGAACGCAGATGTCAACTTCAGCATTTCGGCTGTTGGAAACAAGAATGAAGCTTCTTATGTGTTGGAATATAGGCCCAAAGATGCAGACACTTGGACAGCCTTGACAAGCGGTTCAGTTTATGCTATGAACCAGAATGTTGTTAGTGCATCCGGGTTCATGTCCGTGGATAGCAGCTATGACATCAGACTGTCCGTCACAGATTTCTTCGGAACAGTGCGAAGCACAATAGAAATTCCAACGGCGTTCACACTTCTGGATTTCAACGCAAGCGGCAAGGGCATTGCCTTTGGCAAGGTGTCGGAACTGGAAGAAGGTGTTGAATTCGCCTTGCCGATGCGTTCAGGACATGGCGAATTGATCAACAGTCCTGTCATCTTACCAATAAATCAAGACCTGAACGCATTGACAGACGCTGGATATTATGCCGTTGGCAACACAGCAATAAGTGCAACCATACTGAACAAACCACCTATGACTGGGACAGCAACAGCGTTGGTGGAAGTCAAGACAATGGGTGACACACTGCAACGGCTGCAAAGATATTCCGTCTGCGACAAGGATGATGCGCTTGTGTGGCAGAGGATATATTATTCAGGCACTTGGGGATCGTGGATGTTGGCTGGCGGTAGCAGTGGGTGGAAAAACTTGACGCTTGATGATGGGTTTGCGCTATACAACGGAACAGCGGCCAATCAACCGATGTATCGCATAAACGGCAACTTGGTCACCGTCAAGGGGTGTGTATCACCAAAAACAGCTTACACATCAAGCGCAACGAAAGTCACGATTGCAAGTGGTATTCTATCTGAAGTCCGTCCTGATGCTGCCGTGTCCTTTGTTTGCCAGGGGTCTGGGATGAATCGGTGGACATTCGGCGTGGAAACGAATGGCACGATAACCATTAGCCGATACGGGATAACGGATAATGCTTCTGTTCCGACAACGGCATGGTTGATTTTTCATTGCACTTATTCGATATAGCGAAAGGAAAGATGGATATGGAAACGATCATCGCTGCCGCCATCACGGGCTTGCTTGCCCTGATTGGCGTGATTATCACTGTAAACAAAGGCAACCAGAAGCTTGTTCAGGAATTGAAAACCGAACAGGCAAAGCAACAGGCCATCACTGATCTTAGACTGGATGAACTGACCAGGGAAGTCCGTGAGCATAACAATTTTGCAAAGCGGATGCCAGTGTTGGAACAGGAAGTCAAAGGGATCAACGAGAAAATCAAAATCTACCATTCTGGGAATTAGAAAAGCCGGGGAGCAATCCCCGGCTTTCTTTTTTTATTCTTGTGTCAACTAACAACTTCCCATGAATGACCGCAAGTTTGACAAACGCACATACTTTTATGTGTTGTCTTCAACTTTTGCTTCTTGGGTGCAAAAATCTTGATAATCAGGGCGGGGATTGTAAAGAAGATCCACTTGAATGGGATCCACCACCATCCGATAAAAAGCCACCAAAAAACACCATGGTGCTTGTTTTTTAATTGGGTTTCAGTTACCATCTGGACATTTACATTTTCACTTCCGCATTTAGGACAAACCATTATTTTTCTCCTTTCCATTTCACACCGTTGTATTTATTTGCCACCTGTTAAATGATGGTATTATTCTAATTCCGAAAAATGGCGAAAGCAACAACAAAATGGTTACAGAAATTTTCCATTTGATTTTTGTCAGAATTGCGCTATAATGCAGTCATATCAAGGGGTCTGACTATGTTGGTATCATGCAAGTCCTATTAAAATCGAACGAGCATGATACCAACATAGGGCAAAAGAAAAGCCCTATGCAGCATTACTTCCAGAATACTTCTAAGATAGGCAGACCGCCTTTCTTACGGCCATAATCGATTGCGTCATATGTTATCTTGTCAATGAACTGCTTCAAGAAGTCGTTCTTTGCCTTTGCGGGTTTATCAGGATCGTTGATGCAGTCGATTATTGCGTGTATACGGACAATTTGTTCAGAATAATCAACAGGTTCAGGGGCTGATTTTTTAGCTTCCTGGATCTGTTTTTTTAGTTCGTCAATAGCTTGATTGTAGATCAACTTCCGTTCAATGAATTCATCCCTGGTGTATGTGCCATCTTCATAGTCATTGAAAAGGTTCGTCCGCTTGCGTTCCTTCTTTACCAGTTCCGCTTCCATAGCGGCCAGAACTTCAGCGTAGCGCTTGAATTCCGTGTCATTGTGGTCAGATTCCATCTTCAGTTCATAGTCCTTTATTTGTGCTTTCAGGGCTTCCAGAAGGGCATCAATGACAAGGGTTGCAGAAAGGGATTTCTTCTTGCAAAGGGTGCTTCTTGCGTGTTGGAAGCGTGGTTCACGCACGTCTTTGCCGAATGAACAATAGACAATGTTACGGCCACAGTCACAGCATTCCATCAGTCCTGCCAGCGGGTTAACCAGTTCCGTCTGCACCTTTTCGTTGGTAGCGGGGCGGCAATCAATCTGCTTGACTTTTTCAAACTGTTCCACGCTGATGATAGCTTCTTGCTTGCCTTCATAGATGTCAGGTTCTGCGTTTGCTTTTCTGACCTTCACAAGCTTGCCAGTGTCCGGGTCAAATTCCTTGACGGTGTTGTGCCTGTTCCACCAGACTTTGCCGATATAGTGAACGTTGGCAAGCATATCCCGGATAGTTCCACGGTTCCATTCCGGCTTGCCCTTCATGGTTGGAATGCCCATCATGGTCAGCTTCCTTGCAATCTGACCGTGGGACAGTAGATCTTCCGTATACCAGTCAAAAATCATTTTGACAATCTTTGCTTCTTCTGGCTTGATGACCAGATAGCGGTCTTTCTTGGACGTTCTGACAATGTCATATCCGTAGATGCGCTGTGGAAGCATATAATTCCCTTCGGCAGCAGAAAGGTTCTTTCCGGCCACCAAGCGGCGTTTGATGGTCTTGTATTCACGGCGGGACATGAACAGGCCAAATTCAAAGTATTCCTGGTCAAATTCGTCATTTGGATCGTATACCTTCATTGGCGTGATGATCATGGTGTTAGATGACTGGAATGCTTCGGCCACTTCGCCCTGGTCTTTTGTGTTGCCACGGGCCAAGCGTTCAACTTCAACAACGAAAACTGCCTTGTATTTCTTCTGATATACATCGGCAAGAAGGCGTTGCATTTCTGGGCGTTCATCAATGCTGTCACCAGAAACCATTTCTTTATAGATGGTTATTTGATCCGGGTGAACTTCGTATTTGGCTGCAAGTGCTTCTAACCTCGCAAGGTGCCGTGCCAATGTTTCACCTTCGCCCAATGCTTCAAGTTCTAAATCAACTCTTGATTTTCTGAGATAAAACGCATATCTATCCTTGCGGTATTGTGATGTGTTTTTTTCTATCATCCTTTTTGGTGCCATATTACATTCCCCATTTCGTTAATAAGTCAAATGTCCTGCTTGTGTGTCTACTGAACATTTCTTCAATCCAGAAGAAGCCGATGTCGGAATTCAGACGGTCAATGACCAGGGCGGCGACGATGGCAGAAACGCAAATTGCCAGGAAAATACTAAGCGCAACAATGGCGGTGTGCTTGTATTTCATCTGTTGTTTCATATATTCAATCTGCTGTTTATAGTCTTCTTTTGCTTCGGCTGCGTCCTTGCGGAGCCGTTCGTTTTCCGCTTGCAAATGCTGAATGATTTCGTGCTGACTTTCAATCTTCTGTTCGTCCTTGTGGGCATCTGGATCAGGGCATCCATTTCCATCAAAACTGCCGCCCACAAGCGTCTTGATCATGGGACGGATGGATTCATAACGGAAGTCCGCTTGTTCACCCGCCAGAAGTCTGTCAATCGTGCCTTTAGCCATGCCAGAAAGTTCGGCAAGCTTGGCGTTTGTCAGATGCAGATAGGTTTTTCTTTCCTTGCACCAGGCCAGAAGCTGTGCTGCGGTCATGCCCATGAAATTCGGGCCATCGCAGGAATCGCCCAGTTTAGGGCAGTTGATGCACTCTTTATACATAAAAAATCCCCTTTTTTAATATGTGAAGCGTTCAAAATATCAATTGAAGTGAAAATTCTGAACTGTGTATTGCTAAAAATCCCATGCTGAAGTAGTATTTGTCCAAGATGGTTTTCACCATCATTTCCTTTCAGTGGTGCGGGGGTGGTAGTTGGCCGCTGGCACTCCCGCACTTTACTGCAATAAAAGTCCAATTAAATGGACATCTAAAAAATTATAATACAAACATAAGTTCGAAGACGGAATATTCCGAATATAGCAAGAAGCGTTGCAAGACAGAAAATATTTTAGTATAGTTGTTACAGAACACCAGTTCTGCACAGAGGAAGGAAGTGGCCAGGCCATGAATGCAGTCGATGAATTGATTAACTACCTAATAAATTTCACACCGGAACAGCTTGAAAAATTTCTGAGCCATCCGGTCACCGAATCGATCTTGCGACCTGAAGAAGCATCTGAATCTTGTCTTCAGGAAGTTTCTTAATACAATCAATAAGTTCGTTCATTTCTTTTGATAACCCATCGTCTTTGACGGTGGGTTCTTTTTGTTCTATAAGGTCGGATTTTTGAATGCCAAAGTATTCTGCTAACTTTGTGATCTTGTCCATCCTTGGCATTTTCTTGGCGTTTACCCAGTCCGTGAAAGTGTAATAGTTAAAGCCCAAAGCCTGACAAACGTCATTTCTGGTTTTGTTGTTCAACTGCATATACATCTTCAGGTTCGTTGCCAATATTTCCTTGTCGGTCATAATTTTCACCACCTTGTGAGTTGATAGCAGCGGTATAAGTGCCGCTTGGAAGTGAAGAAACACTTGTAACATTATTATATACCCAAAGCACAAAAAATCAAGCAATTTGCAAAAATAATTGTGCTTTAGGCCTTGACTTTATTATTCTGATATAGTATTATTTGATTGTGCTTAAAGCACAATATTTTAGGCAAAGCGTCACTAACGTGATGTTACAGAAGGGATGGTGAAACGAGTGGTTATTTCTATGGAAGCAGCCAGAAGAAATGCAAAAATGACGCAATCCGAGGTGGCAAAAGCCCTGGGAATCAGCAGAAACACGCTTAGCGGCTATGAAACAGGCAAAGTTGTGCCGACAGTTGATATCGCAAAGAAGATGGCAGCGTTGTACGGCATGGGGATCGACCAGATCAACTTCGGATAAGAGCAAATTTTTTTAATTATAAATTGTGCTTTAAGCCCAATTAGAAAGGAAGGAACCTAT